AATAGAACAACACGAGATAATGAAAGTCGTGCAAAGACCCCGGCAAGAAGAAAACCGTGGGCACCTCCATCAAAGTTGGCTATGCCACCAGCCCCGGCTGGGTTCAAACATCGTTGGATCAGAACTCATTTAAGAGGTGAGGATGATAAAACGAATATGCACTCAAGACTTAGGGAAGGTTGGGAGCCAGTTAGAGCGGATGAGTATCCAGATTCAGGAGACATGTATCCGACACTTGAAGAAGGTAAGAATGCAGGGGTAATTGCTGTAGGCGGACTAATGCTTGCACGAATACCAGAAGAAACGGTAGAGGAAAGAACTGAATATTATCGGGGCCAGACCCGCAACCAGATGAAAGCCGTGGATGAAAACCTAATGAGGGAACAACATCCCTCAATGCCGATTCATAATGATAGGCAAAGTCGTGTAACTTTCGGTGGGAAACCAAAACCCTCCGAGTAACTTAATAAGGAGCTAAAAAATGGCTAATTCTAACGGAAGTTTTGGATTAAAGCCGATTGGCGTTATAGGCAATGGTTTTGCCGCTGGCACCAATCAATACTTTATCAAAAGTGATGCTTCAGCGATTTATCAAGGTTCTCCAGTTGAAGTCGAGTTGACAGGTGGAACCGCAGCAATCATAACAAGTGCCGATGGAGATGGTAAACAACTCCTAGGTGTCTTCGCAGGTTGTGAATACGTTGATGCATCAACAGGCAAGTTGACGTTTAAGAACTATTGGGCAGGGTCGGGTACTGCTGATACTAACCACGATATCAAGTGTTTTATTTATGATAATCCATTTCAGAGGTATATAATTGCTTCTGATGCGGGGAACACAAATAGAGCAACAGCTAAAATTGATGTTTTCAGAACAGCAGAGTTTACAACAGCCACAACTGGAAGTACTGTAACCGGTATTTCTTATGGTATGATAGACATCGCAACTGCTGAAGTTTCAGATCCTTCTAATCCTCTAATGATATTAGGGATTCATGAGGATGTGACTAACTCTGATCATTCTGCAGCTGGTGTTCCTTATATCGTTAAACTTAACAATCACATCTTCATGGCTAGTTCTGGCGATGCTGATGTTGCTATATCATAAGGAGATTTAACAATGGCAATTTCAAGAGCACAACTTGCTAAAGAATTAGAGCCTGGCTTAAACGCTCTCTTTGGTATGGAATACGATAGATATGAAGGTCAGCATTCTGAAATCTTCGACACCGAGTCATCTGACAGAGCGTTTGAAGAAGAAGTAATGTTGAGTGGATTTGGTGCAGCCCCTACTAAGTCAGAGGGAAATGCAGTAACATATGACGATGCAAATGAGGCTTATACTGCAAGGTATAACCATGAGACAGTTGCAATGGCATTCTCAATAACAGAAGAAGCAGTAGAGGATAATCTTTACGACAAAATCTCTTCTCGTTATACAAGAGCCCTTGCAAGATCTATGGCACATACTAAGCAAGTAAAAGCAGCAGGAGTATTAAATAATGCTTTCGACACTACTGTAGTAGGTGGTGATGGAAAAGCATTATGTGTAACAGATCACCCATTAACAAATGGTGGTACGTTGGACAATGTTGCGGCAGCCGATCTTAACGAAACATCTTTAGAAGATGCATTAATCAATATTGCAGGTTTTACAGATGAGCGTGGATTAATCATTGCTTTAAGAGGCATGAAGTTAATTATACCTCGTCAGTTACAATTTGTAGCAGAGAGATTGATGGCATCTAACCTAAGATCAGGATCAGCAGATAACGATGTTAATGCTGTGAAGTCAACTGGTATGTTACCGGGTGGTTATGTAATCAATGACTTCTTAACTGATACAGATGCTTTCTTCATCAAGACAGATGCACCAAATGGCTTAAAGCACTTTGAGCGTATGTCTTTAACAACAGCTATGGATCCAGACTTCGAGACAGGAAACATGAGATATAAAGCAAGAGAAAGATATTCTTTTGGTTTCTCTGATCCTCGTGCCGTGTTTGGTTCACCAGGAGCGTAAGCTTTTTAAAAAAACTTTAAAAAAAGGGCAGTTACATACTGCCCTTTTTTGTGTATAATAAGATCAACCTAACAGTTACATAATGTGACTGACATTTGCCAAGATAGGAGATTCACATGGCTAATACAACTTTCGCAGGTCCTATACGATCTGAAGGTGGTTTCACAACCATCAGCAAAAACGGCACAACAGGTGCTATATCAACTTTATCAAGCATAAATTCAAGTGGTGTTACATCTTTTGATGCTAATACACTTTCAGTAGAAGCTGGGACTGGTATTACAACAGGTTCTGGAACTATTTACAGAAGTTCTGTTCAAAGAGTTGGTGGTATAATCACAACAAGAATTCTAATTGATTTAACTGGTTTGAGATCAACTGGTGGTGCTGACATTATTGGTGTTAACGGAACTGCTTTAGTTTGTCACATTGGTCAAATAACTGCTGCACAAAACGGTACAATTTTAACAGGTAGCATGGAATGTTTCGAAGCACCAGCAGGTGGTGACCCAGACATCAACATACATTCTGCTACAGAGAGTACTGGTGTTGAGGATGGTCTAATATCTGGCTTAACAGAAACATTATTGGTCAACGCAGGTGATGCAACATTAGGAAGTAAAGTTTTCTTTGCTGCCGCTCCAGCCGCAGATGAATTTTTATACTTAACAACAGGTGCTGCAACAGATGCAGATTACACAGCAGGTAAGTTATTCATTCAGTTAATGGGTTACGAAGCTTAATTAATGGGGGATTAATTTCCCCCACTTTACTAAGGAGAATATTATGGGAGCAATCTCAGACGTAAAACCAGCCTTTATAAGTGATGAAGTTGTTGCAGATGGTGATTTTATTGTTGTTGCAGCCAGACCTAATACCGCAGCCACATTAGCGAATACAGCTTTTGCTTCTGGTGGTGCTAGACTTTTATCTGTAACTACAGCAGGAACAAGCGATAATGCTAAGACAAATACAATAGTTGGAACGGATGTATTTGGAAATGTGCTAACAGAAATAATTGTTTCTACAGGTTCTGCTGAAGCTGTTAATGGAACAAAGTATTTTAAAACAGTTACTTCAGTCACAAGTTCTGCACAATTTGCAGGTAACATAACAGTAGGGTCACTTGCTTCGGCAGCACAATCCGTTGGTGATGGCAGTAGAGTTCGTTTAAAAGGATTCTCAATTGTATCTGGTGGAACAGCTGGTGTTATTGAATTTATTGATGGAACTCCAGAGTCTGGAACAACATTGTTTAAAGCAAGAACAATAGGTACTGATAATACGACAATTGATAGGACTATACCAGAAAATGGTATTTTGTTTGAAAATGGTCTTACTATTAAATACACTGTTGGCACAATAGATATGATGACCTTTTTCTTCGCATAGGGGTATAAATGGCTAGTGAAAAAGGAACCATGAAGGGACACACCATAGGTGGTGGGCAAAAGCGTCCCACCAAATCTGGTGCAGGTATGACTGCAAAGGGTGTCGCTAAATATCGTAGAGACAACCCTGGAAGTAAGTTAAAAACAGCTGTTACTGGTAAAGTAAAAAAAGGTAGCACTGCCGCCAAGAGACGTAAGTCTTATTGTGCAAGATCAGCAGGACAAATGAAACAATTTCCTAAAGCTGCAAAAGATCCTAACAGTCGTTTAAGACAAGCTCGTAAAAGATGGAAATGTTAATGAAAATGACTCCAAAGCCTACTCAAAAATTAAATATTACTCAAGTTATGAATGAGCTGGCAATGCATGAAGCCGAATGCAACTTTCGCTATCAAAGAATTGAAGAGAGATTAGATGATCAAAAAGATCAATTAAAAGGGCTTGATATAAGAATGTGGGGTTTAGCCGTTTTAATCGTTGGTGTTGCTATCGCACAAAGGATGTTCTAATATAATGAATAGAGGTAATATGGAAAAACAGATAGAAGCCAAAACTGGACTTTACGCTAATATTCATGCTAAAAGAAAAAGAATTAAAGCGGGTTCTAAAGAGAAGATGCGTAAAGTAGGGTCTAAAGGGGCACCAACTGCAAAGAATTTTAAGAAAGCTAAAAAAACAGCAAAAAAGAAGAAATAAATGGCAACATCAGATTCAAGAGACTTCGACTTAGATGTCGGTGAAATAATAGAAGAGGCTTATGAGCGTTGTGGCTTGGAGATGCGTACTGGTTATGACGCAAAAACAGCTAGACGTTCATTAAACCTTATGTTTGCTGATT